CACAAGGGAGGATTGGTAGTGGATGCCTTGGCTACATAAGAGCCGCCGCCCATCGAAACGACACCCATCTTGGGAACGACCATTCCGGTCTTGAACTGCCCCATCTGGGTGTAACCGTCACCCTTGTCACCCTTGTTGCCTTTGAATTGCGACCACGTATAGTCGGCAGGATTGCTGCTCTCTGTGGCGGTTTCCTTGTTTACCGCGATGCCTATGTATTTGGTATTGTTATTCGGCTGCTGGTACATTCCGCTTCCGTCCGCGTTGTCCGAGTAGGCTATCCATGTATAATAGGTTTTCCCGTCGGCACCGACAGCACCCGGAACGCCCGGTTCGCCCTTGATGTCACTCCATTTGTAATCGGACGGATTGTTACTTTCCACAGCGGTTTCCTTGTTGTATGCCAGTCCGATGTATGCTTTTCCTGTGGGATCATTGCTGATTCCGTTTCCCTGAGCGTCATCCGCATAGCGTATCCACGTGTAATAGGTCTTCCCGTCCTTTCCCGGAGTACCGGGAACACCGTCGGTGCCATTGATTCCGTCCGTACCATCTCTTCCCGGTTCAGCTAATACATCATATTCAGTAGTATTCACCTCACCCGTCAGCACATATCCGCCATCGTTGAAAGTGAACCGGTTGCCGGCATTGTCAGTCCAACACCACAAGGGAGGATTGGTAGTGGATGCCTTGGCTACATAAGAGCCGCCGCCCATCGAAACGACACCCATCTTGGGAACAACCATTCCTGTCCTAAACTGCCCCATCTGGGTGTAACCGTCACCCTTGTCACCCTTGCTACCTTTGGATGCGATCTCCTGCCAGTCAGCGTCCGTACCCGGCTCAGAGGACGAACCGTTCTTGTTCAGACACGCCCATGTGCTGCCGTTATACGTCACACTATCGTAGTAATCATAATGCCTGCCTGATTGCCATACACCCTCGTAGCTTAAGTCCATAGCCACCTCACCGTTGGGTTTCAGCCGTTCTATCGTTCCCCTTATGTATACTTTGTCTTGAAATGAAGAATAACCGTCCATCACCTGCCCGTTGACTGTAAGACCACTCAGGTTTCCGTTCTGATAAGCGATGTTCACATCCGGATCTATTACCCATGTGTTCACGTTGACCAATCTGCGCAAGTAAGATCTGTTCTCATAGGTAATGTCCTGTCTGTCCTTGTCAGTAAAGTTGCCGTATGCGAAGAAGTTCATACCCGGAAGAGGATGCACGCTTGTTCCTGCCTGAAGAGCGTATTCAAACTTCATGTTTCCTGCCTCATTCTCGATGATTCTAGTGGGGGTAAAGTATGAGGTGGCGTACCCGGAATACTCCATGAATCCGTTAGGACCGTATTCATCCTTCGTATGGTTGCTGCCGGATATGTTGTGAAGTATGCCACGGCAGATATCACTTACATGTAACGTGCCCCACTGCCCCTCAAGCAGTTCCAGCGTGGCTATTCGGTTTTCCGTGTCAACGGTCTTTATTCTTCCGTATGCGAACGAGTTCGCCTTGTCGCCGGATATCACATCGATGCAGTTGAACGTGATCTGCGGTACTATCAGCTCTTCACGGAACATCGCCTTGTCGGCTTCGACTATTGTCTTGCCGTTCTTGTCAAACCAGATGGCCGCACCACTGCCCCCGATAAGACCTGTAACGAATTTTCCCACTTTCAGACCTTTGAGAAAGGTGATGATCTCGCTGGCGATATCCGCTATGTTCTTTCTCAGGAAGGTTCCTATAGCCCTCAGGGAGGAGAAAGCCGTATAGTCGCTCGGACTCTCCATATCGCCGGTCTTCAGCAGGCGGACATTGGCCTGTGCCATCTCCTGCGCCAGCGTGTATTCCAGATTGTTCAGCGTCGAGTCCACGGATGACTTCCATGAGGTACTGACCGCCGACGAGCAGTCAATGGAAGCCTCGGAAAGATTGCCCAACTTCCTCTCTATCCTTGTGATGCGGGTGTCAAGATACCCGGCCTCGAAATACTGCGCGTCCTCCAGTCTCACCCTTTGCCCGAGCGATAACGGCACACTGTTTTTATCCACATGGATGTAATCCGTATCGCCGGAATAGATGGATATGTCCTTGCTGTATTCTGTCAGGAAGCTGTCAACCGCCTGCTTGTACTGTTCTTCCGCTATCGGGTAATACTCATCCGGCATGCGGATGTTCGTCAGGATATACGTATCACCGGCCTGAGGTATGATGTTGCCTCCCGGTATCTGGGTGTTCTCGTCCGGGTAGGTGTTGATAATCTCGAACTCCTGTGTGCCGTTATGCCAGTTGCACTCGAACTCCCTTCCGGAGAGGTCGCCGCTTTCGAAGGTGATGTGTATCACCTCCTCACCGATCATGTATTCATCCGGATTGAAGGGGAGATCCTTGTCCTTGACATAATAGACGGTGTATTCCTCCCCGTCCGTATTGGTCTGCTCCTCGGACCTTACCGATGACACCGTACCCAGACGGTGCGGGAATATATCCTCAAAGGCCGCTTCCTCGCGGTGCTCCTTCAGGCCCAATTGAGTGTTCAGGTCGATATACTTGTCCCGTGACGGCAGTTGCAGATGGGTGTAGCCGTATTTTGACGGGTCAATATTTTTGGTTGAGCCTACGGGGATCAGCCGTGTGAACCATTTGATCGAATTGGAATTCTCATTCTGGGTCAGCCCCGTCTTCAATCCCTTCATATAGCCGAGCGTGACCCGTTCGCCGTGTTCGCATTTCCCTATGTTCAGGTATTCCCCGTCCAGCCACCACTCGGTTTCCCAGGCACCGGCTATCTCGCCTGCCGCATCCCAGCAGAACAGGCCGTTGAAGTTGATGGTCTTCCGGTCGCCGGTGACGGCCTGGCCTGCACGCCACGTCACACCGTCGGTGTTGCGGTTCATGTTCGCCACCAGCTTTTCCAGCATTTCCATCGGCGTGCCGTCATAGGCAAAGACAGACTCCAGGTCATCCTCCCCCTGGTTCAGACGGCAGAACAACAGGTCCTGCATGTCGTGCTCGCGGCCGTAGAAGCTGATATTGTAGGTGTATTTCTGTGTGTCGGTCTTTTTCGGGCGGTACTCCTTCTTTATGGAGAACCGTTTTCCCGATATCTCCACATAGTCGCCGACCGACAGGACGAAGAACTCCCAGGTGGTGAAGTTCACCGTCACCACGAATTCCGCCCCCACTTCCTCGGTCCACCGGGACGATGAGTCGGGACTGACCTTCTTCTTTAGGATTCCCTGCCTGTTGTAGATTTCAAGTTCCATTTACAATGTCTTTAAATCGTTTTTAATCACTGGTTGAAAAAGGTTTCGGCTCGCGCAGCGTGACCGTGAATCCGGCTACCTGCTGGCCGGTATTCCTGATTGTCGTGAACTGGCTGTACCGGGTATATTCCTTCAGGTAGACCTTCATCACCCGGCCTATCTCCGGAACCTCCAGCGTCAGCCATCCCGACTTCAGCAAGGCAAGCACGGCGTTGTAGTTCTCGAACCACCCGGCCCGTGTATCCGCAACCACCGCCATCTTCAGCGTGATGTCCCTCGCCTCGTAACGGGGAAGCAATGTCTCGGGAAGCTCCTCGCCGTCAAGTTCCCGGTAGCTGACGGATGTGTACTCCTTCATCTTCGGCGGCTTCATCAGCGAGTCGTAATTGGTATGGTCCCCCGCGTTCTCCTCGTACAGGAAACATCCCAGGGACGCCATGTCCGTCCCGTTTATCCTCAATAATCCTTCCTCCACTTCCATAGCCCTATGTTTTCAGTTTCACACCGCGCCGGAGCTCCGCGATGTTCTCGTTTATCGTTTCGAGGTGTCTGAGGTACTCCGAATTCCCCGCAATTTTGCCCAGGGATGTCGCCATCCCTTCGAGATGCCTCGTAAGGTTATTGTCAATGCTGATGACATGGTCAAGGGTCGCGTTGCCGATCCCCTCCAGCCTTCCGGCCGTCTCCTCGGTCATGGAGGTGACGGTTCCGGCCCGGCCGGACTGGGAAGAGGAAGACGATGATGTCCATCCGAAGATATCCTTCAGCGAGTCACGCTCCTCCAGGGCGTCCTTTACGATATCGTTCCATTCCTGCTGGAGGTCCTTGTATTCCCCGGTATCTATACCTCCTTCCTTGTTGTAGTTGGCAAACTTGTCATACCATTCCTGGAGCCTCTTGTCGTAGACTTTCGACAGGCTTGTCTTGAGGATAGCCTTCTGCAGGTACTCGCTGAAGTCCTCCGAGAAATCCTCCGCCCCGCTTTCCATATCAAGCAGTGTGTCATAGAAGGCGTCACGCATGCTGTCAAAAGACATCTGCGTGAGCTGTTCCTTTATCTGGGCCTGTATGTCACCCAGTTTTTCCGAACCTTCAATGATCTTGTCCAGGTAATTTCTGACATCATCATCCAGCTTGGCCCAGAATGTGGGAGCTTCCGACTTCAGTTTCTCCAGCTGCTCCACGGAGAGATCGAACAGCCCGGTCATACGTCCTTCCCCGATCCCGTACCTGTAGAAGTCTTCTCCCAGGGCCGCGCCGGCTGCCGCCCAGTCCTGAGAGGACATCCATTTGCGCTGCCGCACCCCGATAGAGTGTGATCCCGTGCTGGCTCCCGAATTCAGACGTTCCTTGCCCAGTATCCGGTAAGAGTCTATGGCGGTCCGCTGTAGGGCCAGAGCTTCCTCTCCGACCTTCTGCGCCTCGGCGCCGTAGCTGGTCTCTATATATTCCTTTTTCTTGTCGATCAGTTCATCCCATATCTCGTTCAGACGGTTGTACTGGTCCACCATCTCGTTATAGCCGGAATAGTCGGCTCCCTTGAAGATGCCGCCAAGCCCCTTGACACCGAACAGACGTCCGATGCTGTCCCACAATCCTCCTGCGGCGTGCATGACGGATTCGAGAATGTTGCCGACAAAACCCTCCAGCCCTTTCTGCCCGATCTGGTCAAGGATAGCCAGTATGGCCGCGATGATGCCGCCGATCTTGCTTCCGGATGCGGACAGCGTGTCCACCAGAGACCCGACCGCGCTTCCGAAGGATGACAGGCTCATGTCCGCCTCGCCCAGCGTGTTCATCGCATCGGCCACGGCGGTGATGTTTCTCACCGCCTTATCCTTCGAGGCTTCCAGGTTGTTCCCGGCATTGCGCTCCCCGGCTTCCGCCTTGTTCCTTTTCTTTCGAGCGGCCTCCGCTTCCGCGCTGTCCGCCCCGTATTGCCGCACGGCCTCGTCATAATCCCGTTGCGCGGCTGTCAGTTCATCAACCGCTTCGGAGTATTCCCGTATGGATTCGGTCAGATTGCCGAACAGACCTCCTTTCTCGATGACCTCGCTGTCGATCTTCCCGATGGCTTCCTCGATGACCTGCATCTGTTCCGGAGTGGCGCTTTTTTTGAATTCCGGGCTGTTGCGGAAGCTGACTATCTGCCGCTTCACCTTCTGCAGCTCCTTTTTCGCCACCTTGTCCAGATTGCCGAAGACGACATCCCAGTTGATGGTGTCCTTCAGTTCGTTGAAATCAAGTTCGGACAGCGCCTCGTCACGTTGTCGGGACAGCATCCTTTTGTCATTCCCGTTCAGACTCTCTTTTGAAGATTTAAGGGTATATTCCCGCATGATGGCCAGACGTTTCTGCTGGTATGTGCCGTATTCCTTGTTATAGTCAATCCAGGACTGCAGGTCCTTCTCCTGCCATTCCTTGTCGGCGGTATAGAATTCCTTCGCATATTGCTGGTAGGCGACAAGACGCTGCTGCGAGGCGTTGTCTTTCACGGCCTGCCTTTCCTCGGACGTGGACTTCACACCCCGTTTCTTTTCGGCCTCGTCCATTTTCTTGAGGGTGTCACGCTCCTCCTTGTCGATCTGCGCGAGCGACTCGTCAAGCTCCTGCCTTGCAAGGGCCTGGCGTTTCCTTACACCTTCCCGCATGACCGATATGCGTGCCGCCTCAAGTTTCTGCTGTGCCCTGATACGGGCGTCGGCAAGCTCGTCCTGATAATCCCGGGCCGATTTGCCCGTATCCTTGGTTTCCCTGCCGTCATCTTCCTTTATGCCTGCCGATTTAAGCCTCTCCTTCCATTCCTTTGTCCTTGCAAGGAACAGGTCCGTATAGGATTTGGCCGTATCCTCCGCCGCCTTCTGTTCCTCTTCCAGGGCGGAGATATCATTTTCTCTGAGCTGTTCGGCCGTGGGAGCGTCCGCCTGACGGGTATAAGTGGCTGATCCGGACGCGGAAGAGAAGAAATTGGCCCTGAACCTGTCCCAGAAAGTCGGGCCCTTCTTCCGCCTTTCCTCTATCTCGTTCTGTTTTTTCAAGGCCTTCTCCGTCTGCTCCGTGGCCAGCTTGAACGCTGCGGCAGCTTCGGCCCTGAGAATCATCGCCCCGATGAACACATCCGTATTGTCCACCAGCAGGTTCTCGGCGTCATTCACGTTGCCCACCTCAACACCGAGTTTCCCGAACTCCTTCTTGTTTTCGGCAATGAACTGTTTTTTATCCGCCATGTTGTCTCCCAGTTCCTTCCATCTTTCGGACAAGGACCTGACGAGAGTGACCTGTTCCGCCACATCACTGCTGCTGTTCCTGAAGGATTCATTCACCTTTTCCTGGGCTTTCGCCGCGGACAGGGCGGCATCCTTCACGCCGAACAGGCTCTTCACCCATCCGCCGATCTCCTTCCCGTATACGACGGACAGGGTAATCAGGGCGGCCAGCGCCGTCTGCCACGAGAACAGTGAGGAAAGCACCTGCTTCCACACCGGGGTGGCTTTCTTTCCGGCTTTGGTCAGCGCCTCATACTCCTGGCGGGCTGACGACAGGGCGTCGGTGAACATGGGAATGTTGTTGGAAATGGCGAGGAAGAACATCTGGGGACCCATTGCCAGCGAGGGGAGTTCCCGGGCGATTTGCTGCATGCTCATCCTCACATTATTGAGTTTCGGGGCGGGATCATCTCCCATGAGAGGGGTGGATCCTGTCTTTTTCTTCTGCTCTTCCAGCCCCTGCAGTTCCGCTTTCAGTTGCCTGATGACTCCCTGCAGTGCCTGGATGTCCGCCATCTGGGCATCGGTATTCGTACCTGCGGCCATGGCATTCCTGTACTGTTTCTGCAGTTCCAGCAGTTCCTGCTCCAGCTGTGCGATGACCTGTTTTGCGTACAGGCCTATCCCAGAAAGGTTGCCCTCCACCGAGCGCATCCCCTTCAGTGTCTTGTCGTCAAGCAGTATCTCCAGTCTTACAGGTTCCATTTTTACCCTCCGAGTTTTGTTTGAAAATATTCAGTAGTGAATTTGTCCGGCCTACGTTTGCGCTCCCTTTCCAGGAGCTCCTCCTTGGTCACATACCGGCTGACATCCGTGTTCATCAGCATCAGCTCGGCGTAGCTGATCTTCCACAGGATGTGCCGTTTTGTACGGCCGAACCGCTCCATCGCCTGCGCGATGATTCCGAAAACGCTATGGGGGCCTTCCTGCCGGCCCGTTAACCCGTTTTCCTTTCCCGGCTTCCTATCGGCTCCAGCAGCCCCGCTGTCCTGGACGCCAATGGAATAGTATTGCAAAAAGGCTGTATGTCCATGCCCCTGAGCAGCTCGATGAGGGCGGCGGAGAGCATCGCCGGATGCACCCTCCATCTGAGATACCATGCCACAGGGCCGGAGAACAGCATCCCCGAGAGCCATCCGGTGCATACGGCCAGCGCGACCATCCGGCTGACCGCCTTTCCCTTCTCCGCCACGAACCGCATCCTTTCTTCATAGTCCATCGCCCTGATATCCTCCGGGGTGACGCCGAGCTCCAGGTACCGCCTTGCTATGCGGATGACCGCCCCGGCGGGCGGACGGCGCATGACAAGGAAGGATTTCCCGGGGCGTTTTTTAAAGGGCCTGAGCGGCATCACCGGAATGCGGATGCCGATGTCAAGCAGCATGTCCGCCGCCCGACTTCGTGTGTCCTTCCCTTCCGTCATTACTCGGTATATTCCGGTACACTGTCACCCGGGGCGAAGATCTTGTAGGGAGGCTTCTCCCCGGCATCCTGCATCTCCAGCTCGCACTCGATGCCCAGCACGTTGCTGAAGTTGATCCCGTTGGCGAAATTGCATGTGAGCACCCCGTTATAGATACGGATCGTGTGTCCCGTCACGGTCTCGATGTCGAACACGCCCTGCACGTCCTTGTCCTCCGTCGGGGGCACATAGACCCCGGTGCTTTCCTTCGCCCCGCCCATCACCTGTATCATGTTGTCCGCGGACAGCTCGATGAGCGTGAACGTCCATGTCTTGGTTCCCGGTGTGGACTTGAGCACCGCGAACGGCGCGTTGCGTTTCTGCGCCGCCCAGATGCGGGTCTTGGAAGGCGAGTCGCCTCCGGGCTGCAGCCCGTCCTCGGATATCAGCCCGAGAGCCTTCCCGTTATGTTTGAGAGCTTTCACGCCATAGATGGCGCCGGTATTCGTTTCTGCCATAATGATTCATGTTTTAATTGTTCCTTGATTTGTCTTTAAACCGCCGGAGTCCCCAGAAGAGAAGCAGGAGGACAAAACAGCACAACACCTTCGTCCTTGTCCGGTCCCAAAAAGAGGGAACCGGCTGTTTTTCCCCGGCCGTAGCCTCCTCTGACTCCAACCTCATATCCGAGGTCTCCCTTACGGTGATCTCCGGCCGGGCATACGAGACGGCCGTGACGTTCACGCCGCCTTCCCCGTCTGACTCCACCCTCAGGTCCAGCCCCTCATGCTGCTCCGTCACGCCCATGCCGGCCGGAAGGCCGCCTATCGTCCGGAGGAGCCCGGGTTTCAGTGCCAGGCTCGTCAGAGTCGTCGGGGCCTTGCCGAAGATTATTTCCCCGGTTACGCTCCTCTGAAGAGAGCCCGAGCGGACGGCTGTTCGGCTCTCCCTGTTTGCTGCGCATCCAGACAACAGCAGGACAGCGGTCAGCATACTTGCACTGGTAACATTTACGCAGCGCCTGTTCCAGAACGATAATTTTCTCATTGACTTTTCGTATTTGGTCACTTAAATGTAAAGTCGTCTCGGAGAGGTCGTCATACAACTGCTTGTATGTGCCCTCGTTCTCCTTGACCGCACGGACCTTGACGAGCCTGCGGTCACGCCACCAGCCTATTGCCATGGCTATGCACCCCGTGGGGGCGAGCCACTGCTGGAGAAGTTCGAATACAGTGCCCCAGTCCATACGCATATCATTTTTCAGATCATGTCCCAGCCGGCCTCTATGTCCGCCATGACGGCAGGCACGCCGTTCTCCACCCGGCTCATCGCGGCGGCCAGACGGCACATCGTCCCCTTGTCATCCACGTCCGGCTCGTAGGTGGTTGGAACCTGCAGCTCGCCGCATACGCTTGAAAGGTAGGCGCGGGTGTCGTTCTCCGTGGACGGGGCGTAACGCCCGATCATAAGGGAGAGGGTCTTCAAACCGTGTTTCTTCCGGTAGTTCCTCAAGGTGATGAGCATGGCACGGTAGCCGTATCTCATGTCGGTGAACTGGCAGAACTCCTTGTCCGTCTGCACCGGGCGGAGGCCCTTCCACCTGTCACCTGACAGGCGGAGGTTTCCGGGGTTATTGTTTCGTAGTCCTCTTGGTGTCATGGTCATGGCTCGATTTCATCGGTTTCCGAATCCGTTCCTTCAGACGCGGCTTTCGCTCTCGCTGCCGCCACCGCTTCCCGTCTCACCTCGGCCCACCGTTTCTCGGCCGGAACTTCCTGGTCCTTTTTCTGGACAGTGGTACCGTCCCACGAATAGATGGCTCCGATCGCCTCCTGTTTCTTGGGAAGAACGATGTAGTAATGGCGGAAGTTGACCAAGCTTTCTTGGGTCTGCGGGCTGGTGGCCGCAGCCGAATAATACATCTTGGTCGAGCCCTGCGCACGGAACATGCGGGGTACATAGAACACGAAGGATCCTTTCAGGTCGGTTTCACCCGGAGTCTGGTTGTACGGAACCTTGACCCCCTCCTTGGTGTAATACGGACAGTTGATGAACGTGTAGATCTGGAAACCGTACATGTTCAGGAGTTTGCCGCTGGTATAATTGTAAAACTTGTCCTTGAACGACTGGTCCTGTTCGAGCAGGTCGTTCACATGGTCCGGACACAGCACAAGACGGCGCCCGTCTTCCGGAACCTCGGCATTGTCCAGGGCGCGTTTCAAGGCGATGATATCCTTCAAGGTCAGTTTCTTCCGTCCTGTGGCGTCCGCCTCCCCGCTGGTGGGGATCACCGGAGTCTTGCCTGTATGGCTGTATGGAGCCAGGGCGTGCGCAGCCTTCTTGTAACGGATACGGTCGATGGCGTTCTTGTGACGCTCGACATCAAGCGAGAACTTGTCATAGGAGATGGCATAAAGCTGGTCATCCGTCACACGGGTGGCCTTTGTCTGGAACTTGTCCAGGCCGATGGGGATGTCATTCTCCTCCAGATTCTGTATGGGTATGGGATAGGTGGTGTTGTTCACCAGCACGTCCGGATCGGCACCCACATCCACCAGGTGGATGATCTCGTTGTTCACTCTTGCGGAATAGTCCGGTATCCCGTCAAGGAACGACGCCGTCAGTCCCGCGCCGAGCTGTCTGACCAGCTCCCCCGTCCATACTTCGGTGTACACACCCTCCATGGCGGCACCGGCCGGCATGAATTCCTTAAGGAGCATCGGCACAACAATTCCCGAGGCCGCACCGTATGCGGGGCTGATCCCCACCATTGACGCAAGGATGACCCCCATTATGACATTGAAGGCCGTTCCGGTCAAAAATTTCAGAATAAATTTCTTTTTCATGATTCGCTTTTAATTTTTAGTTAATTAAATTCAGGGCAATCCACTCCGAACTGTTTCTTGTACAGGCGTCTGTACTGCTGCGGGTCATCGGAACGCATCAGCTTGAGCTCCTCCTCCGGCACATCCGTCCATTTCTCGTAGCCTCCCGCATGTGCGGGCCCTCCGGATTTCCCGGCCAGTATGGCGGAAGGGCGCAGGGCGGGGTTCATCGCCTCGAAGGTCAGTTTGAGGGACTCCGCGCCGACCGATTTTCCCAGGGAGATGAAATGATCCTTCCTGTCGGCGCTGATCTTTCCCTCCCCGATGGCGGAATCCACAAGGGCGGTTATACCCGAGAGCTTGAGTCCGTCAAGCTCTTTCTCCAGCTTCTCCTTCTCGGCCTGCAGCACTCCGTTCGCTCTCTGGTACTCCAGCAGGAGATTGATCTTTTTCTGCACGTCTGTCAGTGTCGCGGCATCCGTGAGGCCCAGCATCAGGGCGACTGCTTTCATTTCTTCATTGTTCATTTCAGGTGTAGTTTTTTGGTTATTGTTTTTTTTCAGGAGGGGAAGACTGTGCGAGCCGTCCCCCTTGCTGAGTTTCAACGGTTTCCCTTCATAAATCAGGCTGATGTTGTCATCATTCCCCCCGATATCCACCATGCTGTATTCCACCAGTTTGGACCTGGTCACCGTGGGGCAGGTCTGCCCGGGTTTCAGGAGTGCCGGATCTTCGGAGAGTTCAAGTATGTCGAAATTGGGCGATCCCATGCGCAGCGTGCCTTTCTCCCATTGCTGTCTGGCCATCCTGCTCTCCTCCCGGACATCGTCAAACCAGGGCTCTCCGGTAATCTCACCGTTCTCCCTTCTGATATCCTTCACCATTCCGATGACGCACCCTCTCTCGTGCATCCACAGCAATACAGGGTTCCGCTCGTACTGGGACAGGTCCACCCCGTCCGTCCTTACCCATGTTCCGTAACAGTTCAGCGTTTCGTTGCTTATTCTTATTCTTTTGCCCATTTCCGTCTATTTTGATTTGAGGATTATTTAAACTTGTTTTAATCGACTCTCAGATATAGCGATATATTTTTCTTGGATTTCGAAGCCAATAAAATTCCGATTAAGTTTTTTTGAGGCTACTGTACTCTTGCAAATTCACAGAAAAGTGAATCAAAAAAAGGCTTCATTATAATTAAGTCATTGTAATCCCCCTTTTTTCCATTGTGGGTCATTCCTACAAAATAGGGAGGGTCAGTTATTATTGCATCTATGCTTGCAGACGCTATTTGTTGTATCCCCTCAAGGCAATCCTCATTGTATATTCTATTAATTTCCATATCTAGTCTCTTTCATTTCTTTGCCGCAAACTTACATCTGGAGGGAAGGTGTTCAAAAAAAGTGTGCAACACTTTCAGCAAAGTGTGCAACGCCCGCGCATTTTCTTGCCTTCGGGACGTTCCGCAGTGCATCTTTGCAGAAAAAACAATTTATTATGGCAAGAACCGGACATAAGTCGAAAGATACCGCCAAGGCTTTGTACCTCAAGGGAATCCCGCAGGAAAGGATCATCGAGATGACGGGGATCGCCCGCCAGACGCTCAGCAGGTGGATCAGCCAGGAAGGATGGAGGGAACTGAAAGCCTGTTACGGAATGACACGCGAGGAGGTCACGCAGAAGATCCTCTCCATCATCAACGACGCCATCGAGGACCCTGACGAGTATCTGAAGAAAAAGAAGATAGCCGACGACCTGGTCAAGCTGGCCGCCACCATCGAGAAGATGGACAGGAGCACCAATGTGGTGCATTATGTGGAGGCCTTCATCCGGTTCGAGGACTGGCTGATGGAACACCGGAAGGATTATCCGGAGCTTCCCGACAAGGTCGTGGCGATGCTCCACGGCCTGCATGATGATTTTCTAACCCCCTTTTTCACAAAGAAGCCATGACGGAACAGGAAAGGAAGGACGCGTACAAACGCTGGCTGCAGCAGAGCGAACGGCTGGCCAGGATCACATCGGAGGACCGCATGGAATCCCCCCAGGAGAGGAAACGCAACATCGCGCGGGCGCTCAGGGATTACGACTATTTCTGCCAGCGTTACCTCAGGCACTACTGCGAATGTCCCAATGCCAGGTTCCAGAACGATGCGGCCCGGTATATGTACAATAACGACAACTGCCGCGCCGTGTTCAAATGGCCGCGCGGCCATGCCAAGTCCGTGCACCTTGACATCGGGATACCCTTGTGGCTGAAATTCAACGGCAAGCTGCATGTGATGGTGCTGGTCGGGAAAAGCGAGGACAATGCGGACGCCCTTCTGGGGGACCTGCAGATGGAGCTGCAGTCCAACCGGTACATCATCGAGGATTTCGGCGAACAGTACAATGCCGGATGCTGGCAGGAAGGGGAGTTTGTGACGAAGGACCGGTGCGCCTTTTTCAGCCGGGGACGGGGACAGTCGCCGCGAGGACTGCGTTTCCGGGAGATGCGTCCCGACTACATAGTGGTGGATGACCTTGACGATGACGAGATGTGCCGCAGCGAGGCCCGGGTACGCGAGATGACCAAGTGGATCAAAGAGGCGCTCTTCGGATGTTTCGGGGGAAAGGGAGGACGGTTTGTCATGGTGGGCAACCTGATCGGAAAGAACAGCGTGCTGCAGAAGATCATTGACAGCAGGACCGTGCACACCAGCTCCGTCAACGCTTTCGACAGGGACGGGAACCCGTCATGGCCCGAGAGATATACGGCGGAATACCTCCACGGACTGGAGGAGTTCATGGGATACCGCTCCTTCCAGAAGGAATACATGAACAACCCCGTCACCGAAGGGGCGGTATTCCAGGAAAGGTGGATAAGATACAAGCCGATGCTCAGGCTGAAATATTACGAAAGCATCGTGGTATACGTCGACCCATCATGGAAGAGCGGCGGAAAGAACGACTACAAGGCATGCAAGATGTGGGGGCGGCCCAAAAGGGGGCTGAAAACGGCATCGCACAGGGAACTGCACTGCATACGCGCGTTCTGCCGGCAGTGCGGCGTAGGCGAGATGGTACGCTGGCTCTATGACCTGTACGAATCCCTGCCGGAGGACTGCGCCGCCACCTTCTATATGGAGGCGAACTTCATGCAGGACACCATACTTGACGAGTTCCAGAGGGAGGGGGACATAAGGGGATACCAGCTTCCCGTCATGCCGGACACGCGCAAGAAACCCGACAAGTTTGCACGGATCGAGGCCATATCCCCCTTGTGGGAAAGAGGGCTCGTCTGGTACAACATCAGGCTGAAGGACGACGCCGACATGCGGACATCCATTGACCAGACGCTCTCCTTCGAGCAGGGAAGCCGGGCGCATGACGACTCCCCGGACGCGGACGAGGGGGCGATATACAAATTGCAGAAACAGGTGCGCCAGGATACCATGCCGCCCCGTATCGGAATGAGGCAGGCGCCCAAGGAAGGATGGTGACAACCAAACAAAACTTACCATTATGTATATAACGGAACAGGACTATATCAATATCGGGGAGGAAGCCCTGAAGATCGTGCAGCAGAGCAAGGAGGAGAACCGCCTGCTTGCCGAAAGGTTCGCCATGGATTTTGCCGCCGGATACTTGAGAGGACGGTACGACGTGGATGCCGCATTCTCCAAAGAGGGGGACGAAAGGAACATGGCGCTGGTGGGGTGCCTGACGGATATCGCGCTGTACAGGATGGTGCTGGGCCTGCCTGCCCGCATGAGCCTTGAGAAGTACAGCACACAGTATGACAAACAGGTGGAATGGCTGGAGGCGGTGCAGGCGTCCGAAATGATGCTTGACCTCCCTACCGTCACCGGGCCCGACGGACAGGAAGACTATTACAACCCGATCCGCACAGGTGAGGGGATCAGGAACAACTATATCTGGTAATTATGGGAAAAGGAAGAGACAAGGGGGTGCGCATCGGCAATATGGACCTTGCACGCCGTGCGGACAGGAAAAAGGTCCGCGACATCACGGTCAGCCTCCAGCTGCAGACGGAGAACCTCACACGCAACGACCTGAGGTCATGGCGGCACGCATGGCAGCAGGCCATCAATGTGGAGCAGCCCAGGCGGAACCGGCTGTACAACATCTATACGGACGTGGATGTGGACGGGCACCTTGCCGGATGCGTGGAACAGCGTACCGGGTTCGTCATGAACAAGGGATTCAGGATCGTCGACAGGTCAGGCGCCGAGAACGAGGATCTCAGGGAGCTGTTCGAGACACCGTGGTTCAAGCAGTGGATGCGGCTCAGCCTTGAGAGCATATATTACGGGAACTCCCTCATCGAGCTGGGACCCGTCATCACCGTGGAGGACAAGCCGGTGTTCAGCAGCGTCAGCCTGATACCGCGCACCCATGTCGTGCCTGAATACGGGGTGATCATCACCAGCGAGAACGACACATGGCAGTCGGGGTACGACTACCGCAGCGGCCCCGTGTCATGGTGGGTGACGGAAGCCGGAGGCACGCATGACCTGGGACTGTACCTCAAATGCGCCCTGCATACCATCCCGAAAAAGAACATGGCCAGCTTCTGGGACATGTTCGGGGAGATATTCGGCATCCCCTTGCGTATCGGAACGACCACCAGCCGTGACCCCAAGGAATTCGACAAGCTGGAAAGACTGCTCAGGAACATGGGGGCCGCGTCATACGGGCTGTTCCCGGAAGGGACGACCATCGACATCAAGGAATCCACACGGGGGGACGCGTACAATGTGTACGACAGGCGCATAGAACGCTGCAACAGCGAGATAAGCAAGGCGGTGCTCACGCAGACCATGACCGTGGACAACGGGGCGTCGCTCTCACAGTCCAAGGTCCACGAGAACATGCTGGACAACCTGATCAACAAGGATGCCGACATGATCAAGGACCTGGTGAACTGGCAGCTGATCCCCCGCATGGTAAAACACGGGTTCCCGGTCAAGGGGTACCGTTTTGACTGGGATGACAGCGTGACCTACACGCCCGAGCAGCAGGTGGCATACGAGACCATGGTGATGAACCACTACGAGGTGGACCCCAAATATATCGTAAACAAGTACCAGATTCCCGTAATAACAAGAAAGGACAGGAAGGAGCAGCTGGTAAAACCTTTTTTCGACTAGGCCCCGCCGACTATGCGGGGCTGCATGAGAGGGCCGCGCTGCTGTACGGAAACAGCACGCTGGCCCTGGAAAAAGACGACAACGACACACGGCAGGCCGACACCTCGCAGGTGGAGGAGGCCTTCCTGCCGCTCATGGCATGGCTGTACAGACAGAAGGGGTTCAGCCCGGAGATGCTGGAGGACGAGGAGGTCAGGGAATTCATCAAGAAGACCGCCGCGCTGCTTGACAATGCCGTGGACCTTTCCGTCAGGGAGGTGCCGCTGGACGAGGTGAGCGTGCAAAGGCTGAAGGAGTCCGACTATGTCTTCAGCGGAATAAAGACCTTCCACGAGCTGAACGAGGCGTTTCCCTCCCTGCTCGATGAAGACGGCGGATTAAAACCGTTTGAACGGTTTTTAAACGACGTTCAGACAATCAACGACACCTATAACGGGGCCTATCTGAAAACAGAGTGGAACTTTGCCAGGTCATCTGCGTTGATGGCCGCGAAATGGAAGGATTTCGAGAAGGACGGGGAGGATTACAACCTGCAGTACCGTACCGCCGGAGACGAGAGGGTCCGCAAGGGCCACCGTCCCCTGGACGGGATCACCCTTCCCCTCTCCAGCAGGTTCTGGGACTGGTATCTCCCGCCCAACGGGTTCGGATGCCGCTGCACGACAGAACAGGTCCGCAAAGGGAAGTATCCGGAAAGCGACGAGAGGGAGGCCATGAACCTCGGATCGCAGGCCACATCGGGAAAGTACCAGGAGATGATGCGATTCAATCCGGGGAAACGGATGACCACATTCCCGGCATATAACCCGTACACCCGCAAGGACTGTGCGGACTGCGACGGCAAGGGGGACGGGAATGAACTGTGCAGGGCCTGCCGGATCATCCGGAAACAGGCCGGGAAAGGAGGCGGCAATGGATGACAACGGTTCCAAAAAGACCATGAGGGAGCTGCGGGGACGGATAAACCGCTTCATCCGCCTTACGCTGAATGACATCAGGGTGGAGGCGAAGGATGAGTTCGACATGAATTTCAAGCGCGAGGCCTTCTTCACCGAGAAGTGGAAAAGGCGAAAGGGTGACACGGATGAAACCAGAGGCCTGCTCGTACAGTCCGGGACCCTCAGACGCAGCATACGCTCCCGGATAATGGAAGGAGGCAAGGGGGTGGAGATCACCTCGTCCGTGCCGTATGCGAAGATACACAACGAGGGGGGAAGCATCACCGTCACCCGCAGGATGAAGGGATATTTCTGGATAAAGTACAGGCAGGCTGTTGGACGTATAGCCCGGACAAAGGCCGGGAAGGCACGGAACGGCAGGAAAAACCGGCAGATATCCCGGGATGCGGAGTTCTACAAGGCCATGGCGCTGAAGAAGACAGGAAGCAGGATCATGATTCCCAGGCGTCAGTTCATCGGACGCCATCCGGATCTGGAGAAACTGCTGGATGAGATAGCCATGGAGAATTTGAAGAAAGTGTTCAACGATAACGATTAAAGTATGAGAAGTTTTTTCTATTTACAGCTCCAGGAACGCCTGGAACAGCTGCCGGACAGGCAAGGGGTGCCGGCAGTCAGGACCTATGACCTGTGGAACGAGCAGGTCGACTTCATCGAGGAGGAGGAGCCTTTCGACATGCCCGCCGTGTTCCTTGAGTTCATGCCGTATAAATGGACGACGCTATCGGGTGCCGTACAGCAGGCGGCGGTTACAGTCAGGCTGCATGTCGTGACCCCCTGGAAAGGCTCGTCAAGGAAGGGAAGCCGATACCAGCAGCAGTCCCTGGAACGTTTCAGCCTGCTGGAGGAGATCAGCGCCTGCCTGCATGATTTCAAGGGGGACAACGGGAAGGTATGCTTTGACATGTTCCGGCGTACAGCCAGCGACACAAACCATAATCATGCGGAGGTGGTGGAGGATGTGGAGGAATACACGTTCAGGGTGGTTGAGAGACTTTAGAAAAGTGTCATCTGCATCTCGCGCTGCCGGGCGATGACACGGTCGTCCGCGCTGGCCTTGATCATATTGTAGAAGGTACGTTCGCATATCCGGTATTTGGGCCAGATGTAACGGCGGAATATCTCACGGTTCGAAAGGCCGCTGCGGCTGTGCTCGTCATAAATGCGCACGACATCCGTAACACGGAACACATAACTTCTTCCCGGAGTGTTTATCCTGGATTTCCTCATACCCTGAAACATTTGAACAATTTGAAAAAACTTTTACCTGTATGACAAAGGTAGTGATTATGAAATAAATATGCAACAAAGGGAGGGTTAATAATAAAAAAGCCCTCAACGCTCGTTTAAATTCCCACATAAAAACGAAAAATAGATACACCAATCCACACGCTGAGGGCTAAAGTCCTTGACGTGAATTGGTGTATCTATTTATGTGGGTGCACAAAAGTAATAATAAAAATTGGAAGTTTATGTGCAAGAGCGAAATTTTCTTCAACCTGCTCGTCCTGACCGAGCGTGAAACGGAAGTGCCGAAGGAACGGATACTGGGCGATTTCAGGGACATGGAGTCCACGGACGCCAGATATGTGCTTGTCAGGCTGCTCTCGGAAGCCGGCCTGTATCCGGACCAGATAGCGGGGATGACCAACCGCACGGCACGGGGGATACGGCACCTGCTGGCCCGGAACATCACCTCGCCGATGATCGGAATATATCTGGAACAAATAAGGAAACACATCAGAACAGGACGCTCGACGGAGCGCGTGTAATTGAGTATGTTTGCACCACGGTCGGATTAGTGACCGGAACTACAAAATACAAATACAACTATGAGTGAATCAAGAACTTTTGTGTTCCCCGAGAACGGGAACTCCGGAGGCGGCACCAACGGCATACTGGCCATGCTTCCGGCGCTGATGCAACAGCGCGGTGTGGATCCGAACATCCTGGCGCTGATGGGAAACGGCAACAACCGTAACGGCAACGGCTGGGGTGACGATCTGTTCGCCATCCTGCTTCTGTTTATCCTGATGGGATGGGGAGGCATGGGAGGCTTCGGCGGCGCCCGTGGCGGAATGATGGGCAACGGACAGGGCGGCGTGGTCCCCTTCGTGCAGAACGACGCGAACACCGCCGTGATCATGCAGGCCGTACAACGCAACGGATACGACATCCAGAGCCTGGCCACCGCGTTGAACACCTCTTCCGATGCCGTACAGGCCGCCATAAACGGTCTTGGCATGCAGATATGCAACATCGGCAACCAGATGGGCATGAACACCAACCAGATCGTCACCGCGATCATGCAGGGCAATAATGCCATCCAGTCGCAGATCTGCCAGTGCTGCTGCCAGACAAACGAGAACATCACCAAAATGGGCTACGAGAACCAGCTGTCCGTATGCAACCAGACTAACACCCTGGTGAACACGGCCAACCAGAACACGCTCGCATTGCGTGACGCCGGTACGGCCAACACCAACGCCATCATCAGCAAGCTGGACGCCATGCAGAACCAGGCGCTGCTTGACAAGATCGACACGTTGCGGGAAAGAAACAGCACGCTTGTCAACCAGCTCTCGCAGGAGCACCAGAACGCGTATTTCGCACAGGTGTCCGCACAGACCATCGCGCCTGTCAACGCCGCGCTGGGTGATCTGAGCGCCCGTCTGGCGAAGATTGAGTGCAACCAGCCCGAAGTGGCCAAGGTGCCGTACAGCCCAGTTGTGGGAATCCCCACCTGTGTGGCGGCCCAATATGGTCTTGGATACGGCTTCGGTTTCGGGGCGGGTAACGGTTTCTGGGGTTGACCCGGAGAAAGGAGGTAATCATGCCATTTCCTTTTCAATTCGTTAACAGACGCGGATCGGCCGCAATAGCCACATCCGGAGTGAATGTCACCGCCGACAATGTGGTGTTCTCCTTCCCGAACCATTCATTCGTGAATGCCTGGTACAGGGGAACCATCTACATCGACCTGGCGCAGGCCGTTCCCACAGGAACAACCGGGACGCTGCCGGTCCTGTTCGAGACAAACGGGGCAACGCAGGCCGTGACCAAGTACAACGGCGAGGCGCTGACGGCAGCCGACATTCCCGGTACGGGAGTGTTCGAGTTCTGGTTCGACAGGACGACAAACACCCTGCAGATAATGACCGGAGTAGTTTAAGAACACGGAGGGAGGAATCCCTCATTTAAAAAGAAACAATTATGCCTTTCCAGAATTTAAGAGTCAACAGCCAGTTTTACATACTCCATAAGGACGGGACGCCTTATGTGGAGGTCGGTGCCATTGCGGGAGTATCCAACCCGGTCCCGGACGGGACACAGCCGGTTATGTTCGGCCAGCCGATGAAGATGGTGGTGGACATCACCGTCAAGGTCGGCGAACAGACCGTCACGTTCCAGAAGATACCAGCGGGGGCGGACATCGCCGACGCGAATTTCCCCGGAGGCGGGAACATGGTCATATCCGGATCAAGGGAGTCGATGAACTCCGAGGTGGCGGCCATGAGGAACAGGTCCGCGGAGATACTCAGGAGCATAGACCACCACCGTGCCATAGTGGACGCCTGCGGCAAGATGATGGAGATCCTGAATCCCGAGTTTGCCGAAAGACAGAGACAGGAGGCGGAAAACAAGGCTCTCAGGGAGGAGATATCCGAGCTGAAGGCCATGATGGCCGAACTGCTTAAACCCGCGGAAAGGCCCAGTACGAACAATCCTAAAAAACAACAAGTATGATGATGATCGAGATAGAAGACAGCAAGGTCGAGAGAATGTCCGATTATGCCGAAAAAATGCTCAAGTATGGCGGCAAGCTCATGCAGTGCATTGAGGAACTCTCGGAAGGGAGCGGCATGGGACAACGCGACGACGGCTACGATGACTATGACGAGTATGACGACATGGGACAACGTGGCGGTTATGGAAACCGTGGCGGATACGGCGGAGGATACGGGAACCGTTATGGCGGCTCGATGGGCCAGCGCCGCGGAGTGCCCGGAACAGGGCGCTATTCAAGATACCGTTAGTTTAACCCGCCGGGACGGAGGATTCCCCCGTCCCGGCTAACAAGAAGACCATGAACAGGACAAAGGAACCTCTGGACATATATGATGACCGGCCAAAGGAGATGACGGCGTATCTCCGGCACAATGGCTGGCACTTCAACAAGAAGCTGTGCGACTTCGCCGTGTCACTCATGCGCAGGATGAACCCGGCAACCGGAAAAAGCGAGAAGACCGAACCCATGACCAAGGACAAGGTGGACGAGCTTCTGGCCAAGAACGGGGTCAGGGTGGAGAACAACACATTATATGACTATGTATACGTGGCCAACCAGGCAAAAGCGGACTGTTTCAAGTCCTCCATTGCCGACGAGCCCCATCTGGCACTCTACGTCAAGGATATCATAGATGACCATGACGCTCCGGAAGGCATGGTCATGTGCATGTGGTATGCGAAAATGACAAGGGCCGGGGAACCGGTGGAATGGGACGAGATGTTATGATCCGCCAGCGGTTTGACATAGAGGAGTACGGATGGAAGGTGGAGGTCTACTATGCCGTGGACTGTTACTACACCGACGAGATCATGGGCAGGCTCTATGACATAGGCTGCCGCGGGGATGATCTGGAAACGGCGTACAGGAACCTGTCCTCCGGCAAACCGGATACCGGACTCACCTATTCCAACTACGGCACAAGGCAGACGGTCATGGTAATAGGGACCACATCGTCGCCCGCCGAGTTCCAGAACTCCTATGACCACGAAAGGAAGCACCTGGAAGCGCACATGGCAAAGGCGCTGTGGATCGACCCGTGGGGCGAGGAGATATGCTACCTGTCCGGCAATATAGGACAGAAGATGTTCGACAAGGCCAGGTTGCTGCTGTGTGATTGTGAATGTTGTAAGAAACAGATAAAAAGGAACTTATATGAAAAAGAAAGAAATCAGGAAAGCGCTGGAAGGCGGCACGCCGTTCTCAAGCCTGTACTCCCTTCTCCCCTCCGGGCAGAAGGAGAAATTCAAACAGTTCGCCGCGGCATTCGGATTCACGGAGCGGCAGGTCAGGGAAAGACTGAGGAAAGAAACACGATAACATCTCATTGACAACGGGCGCCCCGCATATTATTGTATGCCGCAGGGCGCCCGTTCCGGTTTCATCCGATATTTAATCTTTCCTCAAACTCCGCAATGATACAGTCTGCGTCACCACCATGCACCCAGTTATCCAAAACAGAGGAAAGAACTTCGATGGCTTTCCGTTTCATTTCTTCCTCTGCCATTGCAACGGCTTTAAGAGCACTTTCTTTTGTGATAACCGGGAAGTTGGGATTGACTACCACAAAACTCTTGATTTCAATATATTCTTCTGATTTACTCATTTTCAACTTTAACATATCCGTTTTCAATACACCAACACAGCATTTCGTAAGCTGCATCAATGAGTTCTTTACTTTCTGTAATATTTATCATAGACCTAGTATAAGATTCCATATACAAGCATGTATAGCTATCTGCAAGTTTTTGCATGGTCAGCACTTCTTTGCCAATAAAACAAGGTAACTTGTCGAGAATATCCTGCAAGGTGTAGATATGGTATAATCCAAGTTCTTGTAAATGTTTCATTTGCTCGAATGATAATACCTGTTTCATTTTTTTCCTAGATTTGAATTAATAATTTGGAATTAGTTGATAGGAGATGCGGTTTCGGTAAGGTTGTCTAAATCTCTCAAGAAAACTACTACATCTTGGATAACGGGTACTCCATTCAAAGCCGAAGTCGTCAGATTGATACTATAAATATCAATACTTGGATATTTATCGGTAAGTAGCTTATTTAGTAGCGCAATAGATTTGTCATTGTAGATAACCCTCCTATCTTCTATCTCAAAACCTAACCGAGATAAGTATTCTTCTTTCTTTTCTTCTCCTGCCTTTGAAGCACGGGAAGCGAAAACCATTCCACTCAATGAGATTTTTGCAACGTATTCTCCAAAATAAAAGTCACTAACATGCCCAAATCCATATTCAGTCCACCAATTTCTAAATGATGATACCATAATCTTCAAACGTTCTCTAACATCTTCGTTTGAAACCTTCTCCCCAAGCTGATGACGTAATTTTCGATTTTCATCATTCAATGAGCGGATTTGTTCAGTTAATTTCTTTTGTTTCTCTGCAAGTACACCTTCATATCCCATTCGAGTAAGAAACCTATTCACATTGTGGTCTGTCAGAGAAAGGATGTTTTCTTTCATTCCTTCGGTGAGCTGCCCTTTTTCGAGCATCGTTATAGCCAATCCTAAATTTTGCTGAATTTCTTTATATTGCTTTTTCAGTTCAGTTATCAGTTCTCCGTTAGAATCTTCTACAATAGCTGGCTTATCTTGTCTGTTAAAATCAAGCAGTCTTTCTTTCATTTCTATCTTATTTTGAATTATTTTTTTATAACTACCGCCATTGTACTAATAGAAGTGCCACTCTCTTTAAACTCGCCTGCGCTGATTTCAAACACTTCTCCATGTACTTCTTTCAGCCAGTTGCGGAAATCAATACATCTCTTTTCCGAAGCGAATTTCCAGTGTTGGCTGGTTATTGCTGCAAGCGTGCCGCCTTCTTCCAATCGATCATACATAAGCCTGACATGCTCTATATCCTGATTACCGGAAAACGGAGGATTTGCAATAATCTTAGTGTAACTACCTACACTGTCTTTGGTAAAGTCTTCATCAAGCAATATTACGTTGTTAAGGGTGTGAAGAAATTCTCTGTTTTCCGGCATCAGCTCATAACACTCAACCATCACAGAAGGACAAGCTCGGTGAATTGCTTTAATAAGCGCGCCACGCCCGGCACTTGGCTCCAGTACCGTATCATCCTCATGTATCCCTCCGGCAAGCATAACCAGCCAGTCGGCAACATCAGACGGAGTTTCAAAAAATTGATAATCCTGCTGTAGGTTGCACCGTTTACCCTCTTTCAAAACGGAAAACACACGTTCCGGATTAAACGGAAATGTGAAACCCTGTATCTTCCCACCTTGCCATGAGCCTCCGGCTTCTTCTATCCACTTCTTTGCTTCAGCATAAGACTTTTTGTTAAATTGAACTTGAGGAAGTTTCAGAACACCGTCCTCAAGAGTACAATGTTTCAATATCTCTTCCACACTCCATTTTTTGCCTTCGTCAGCCTGCTTTTTCTTTTCAGCTATCGGAACATCCGGCGCTAACAGTGAAGATATTTTTTCTACAACTATGTTGCTTGCGTCTATGAAGGCACTGACGCAAGATATCGCTTCGATCAAGAAATCGGTGTCAACATGCCCGGTATCGTCATAGATGTCTATCCCTTCGGTCATGGATGACAGTTCATTGAGCTGCGCAACACTACCATGTAACGTTTCGATTAAAATCTTTTTTTTGTTCGTCATAACTTTTCTGTAAATAAATTCTTGTTGTGTCTACACTTCCATGACCGAGAAGATCGGCCAGTTGAATAACATCTTTGTTTTTTTTCAGGAACATTTTAGCGAAAAAATGTCGGAAGGCATGCGCGTGCATCTTCTTTAAATCAATGCCGCAATGTTTCCCCCATGCTTTCAAGTGCTGGGAAAAGCCACGCTGTGTGATCGGGCCGAATCTCCCTACCGCAAAAATCCCGGTCTTACCATATTCCTTAGCGTAAACCTTCGCTTCCTGCTGCAATTGCTTTTGGAAGAAAAAACGTCTGTACTTGTTACCTTTACCTTTCAATGTAACCTCACCACTAATTATATCCTCCCATGTAAATCGTTGAAATTCCGACAGACGGGCGCCCGTTGTACCCAATACCTTGATAAAAAAGTAGTAATCCTTATTGTTTTTTCCCTTGAGATATTCCAACAGCCGGTTATATTCCTCTTCGGTCGGCACATTGTTCACATCAAGCTTGCGCTTTATTTTAGGACGCTTCAGTTCTATAGGCTTCTTCAGCCATTTAGAAAATCTTTCGATTGCTGTAATCCGCAAACGGATGGTAGCAGGAGATAATTTTTCTTCTTCAAGACTTTTTATAAACCTCCTGCAATTATCCATGTTTACCTCATTGGCATACTCGAAATACTTCTTCATGGATGTGTAATATATATCAACTGTATGAGAAGAGTAATCATTGTTGTCAGTCAGCCATATAATGAAATCATGAAGTTGTTTCTTGTTCTTCTCAGAAATGACATCAAGTTTTTCCAAAGGTTTCACCGCCTTTTCCCTTTTTCCATATCCGATGTTGAGGAAGGATAATAGATCGCATATAGCTGAACACATTATGGAGTGACGCACCATGACATCTGCATTTTCACGCTTGTAGTTCAAATAACCACGGCGGTTCACTTCTTTGCTCATCTCTAAAAAATCCGTGACATGCTTGATATATTTCCCGACAGTATCATAAGTCCTGCCTGTTGTGTATATGTAAGAAATATAATCAGTTAATATCTTCTGCCTGTCATTATTCATAATCTTGTTTAATTAAATTATACCAATCATTGCTATCTTCAAAAAAACATCTGTATCCATTAGCCGTATGTTTGCCTCTCACTTTCCGACATATAGCACTGATCAAAGAAGGAGCCACGCCAATCATCTTACCAGCCATTTGTATCGAAGGGAATACTCCACATAATTTCTCATCCTTTATCAAAACAACGCTCTTTTTATTCATGCCTGCACCAGTCTTATGCCAAGCCCCACGTCCTTTAGACAGATTTTTTATACTTCTGGCCTTGGAACGTTTTGAATGATAAACCATTTTACGACCCTTGTTGTGAGAAACACAACCTTTTAAAAATCGTCCGGTAATAAAGTCTCTCTCAAATCGCTCAGGCGGTATATATAATTCACTCATAAATTTTTTGAGTATTAATTTTTTTCAATGAAAGTATTGGTTGTATTCAACACTCCGGCTGAATCTTGACTTTTGCCATCTCTTATGAAGATTCCTTCTTCTTTCAGCCTTTCATAATCGATTTTATTCATAAGAATAACACTCGCATTGCCATCTATATACAGTTTGCATTGCATGAATTGAGTTCCTTTTACTTCCTCAATTGCGTCTATTTGCATTGTTCTTTTTTTACTCATATCTGTTCCGTTATGAGCCATTTGCCGACACCGGCAAATGGCAGGTTATTATTTTCTCCAAAAACTGTCTCCGGAGATTGACCGGGCCGTATCATCCGCAGTAAGCCGGATATACCGGAAGAAGTTCTGCTCAGACCTGTGCCCTGTCAGTCTCATGATCTCCAATGTCTTCATCCGTCCTGTAAGGTACATGTTCGTGGCCGCGCTTCTTCTTGCCGTATGGCTGCTGACCAGTTCCCATTTCTCCCGGGTCTCCGTGACCAGCCTTCCTCCCTTCGTGTAGGAGAAAGTGATCCTGTCGGTAAGCCCTATCTCCCTCATGATGACCTTCAGATACTTGTTGAAATACTGTATGCACAGTCCTCCGGGTATGTTCCCGTCATATTTCTCGAATATCTCCCTTACATAATCATGAGCCGGGACCTTGACGTCCACATTGGTCTTCTTTGTCCTTTTTATGATGTATCCATCTCTCAAATTGTCTTTTGTCAATGTCGAATAATCGGAATATCTCAGAGCGGTCAGACAGCCTATGACGAACAGGTCACGTATCCGCTCCCTGGCCTTTCTTTTGTCCTGCCTCTCAAACTTGTAATAGTAGATCCTTGCGATCTCGTTCATCGAGAGGAAAACGGCATTTACCGGCTCCTCACGCAAATCTGTTCCGTCATAGGTGGCGTCTACGGCGTAATTGTACTGCGATGCCTTTCTGACGAGCGACTGTATCTTCTGGACATAGCCCGCTATGGTGTTGTGACGCAGCCCCTGGCTCTCAAGATAGATAATGAAGTCGTCCAGAAACTCCTCCGTCACGGAATTGGTGAAGATGTCACAGTCGAATTCGGTGGAAAACCTGTCTATGTGCCGGAGGACCGCATCATAAACCGCGGCATAATGTCCGGACCTGCGTTTTCCCCTTCTCTCAAGCATATCCCTTGCAAAGTCCGTGAAGTACACCCCCTCAAGCGGCCTGTCCTGCCGGAAATGGTTAATATAGTCCCGCCTGGGTTTTCCGGACCGTGCGGGAACCGTCACCTGCAGTGCTGCTAGACACCTCCCGTTCCGCATCCGGCCAGCCTTGCAATGATCGGGCGGAACTTTTCCTTTCTCAGTCTCACATCATAATACGCGGTTGTCGCCCTGCATCTGGATATCTTCAGGAAGGAGGCTATCTCACGGAACAGATACCCTTCCTCATACGCCATATAGCAGAACAGCATCCTTGAATCGGATATGTTTCTGGATATCATCCGGGACAGGATCATCTCCTGGGAGACGCCCATCATTCTGGAGATCTCGTCCAGCATAAGCTGCATCGGTTTCTTTTTCTTGTTGTCTTTTCTCAGGTTCATAAGATTGTTTTTAAAAGGTTCTTAAATCTGTTTTAAAAGCACCGGCTCCTTATGCGGTGCCAGGTGGTTCTTTTCCTGAAACTCTGCGGGCGGAACGCCCTGTCACGCTTATGCCAACCCTCCCGGCACTGGAGTCTTGGTCCATCCAGCATATCCTCCATCGCGGATTTGAGACTCTCCAATTTTTCTTTCAGCAGGTACTCATTCATTCCGTCCTTTTCCATACAGCGCGAGATTTGGGGATTCGGGATCATAGGGCTCCACGGTGGTAAGGGTAACGGAGGATACGACCACGCGTCCGCTCCCCTTGCAGGCGGGACAGGCAACGGTATGTACAGTGTCCGCCAGCTCGTCCAGGTTCTCAAGAAAGCCCCGGCCGCAGCATGTGCGGCACAGGACTACATGGGGATGGTCAAACTTCCTTCTTATCATCGCCGGAGAATTCAGGTTTGACATAAGCAGTGTAGGGATAGACATCCATAATGGCGGTCTCGGCCACCGAGCCGATGACATAGTCCGCCAGCGTGCCCTTCATCCCCTCGTCCAGCTTCTTTACGGCATCGCGAAGGTCGGAAGCCTGTACCAGTACGGTAGTGGGGGTTTTTTTCTCCGCTCCGCTTTTTTCGTCCAGCGTGATAAAGAACAGCTTGCACTTGAACCAGCGGTCGGCCGCATCTTCCTCAGATGGGAACAGTTCGCTGTAACCGGCGCGTTTGACGCCCGAAACTGTAAATTCACCGTTGATATACGGGTTCATTTCTTCAATAATACGGGCTTCCGCTTCCGTGAAGCTCAGCGCGTCGACCAGATAGGCTTCCGTTACTTTCCTGTTCATACCGTTCTCCGCCACCTTCTCGTAGCGGATGGAACATTCAAACCAATTGTGCATCATAACTTACATCTTGTTAAATGAGGGTTCTATTCTTTTCCATTGATTGTTTCCGTCCTTCTCCTCGAAGTAGAAGCGGATCACCGTGCCTTCCACCACGTTGCTCTCACGGAAGAGCTGCATGATTTCCGAATATTCGGGGTCGCTGAAGTCGTCCTCGAGCTCGTACAGGCGGGAGATGGACTTGTAGTCAAGATCCCCGGCCTCGTTGCGCTGGAGCAGCGACATGGCCAGCTTGTACATGGGGTTGCGCCCGTCATCGCCCTTCTTGCCGATCCATGCGTTCAGGTAGTCCACAAGGCGCTTCTCTGCCACGTCGGCCCTCTCGTCGAAGCCCTTGACCCGGTTCCCCTTGACGGAAACCTTGAAAGTGTCATTCTTCACCTCGAACCCGAGCTGCTCGTCACGTTTCAGGCCGCCGTACTCCTTCAGCTGGTCATAGTAGGCGGTGGCCTCCTTACGGAGCCATTCCTTGAACTCCTGGCCGTCCTTGATATACTTGCGGAGCTTCCTCTCCACAGAGGCGAGGAATCTGGCACGCAGCTTCTGGTAGTTCTTCTTTCGGTCCCCGTCCTTTCTTTTCTTTTCGGCCTGCAGCTTGCTTAGCAGGGCCTCACGTTCCTTTTCAGATAAATTCTTGATATCCATATCTGTTCTTATTTATTAGTGAATAAATTCCTGAATAAATCAGGGTCGATTATCTCCTCGTTGCAGTCAACGTTCTGCTTTATGGCCGTCTGGCATTCATAGCAGAGGCGGTCTTCTGTCAAATAGCTGTTGTGTTCGCAAAACACCTTCCCGCACAGCCCACACCGGGCGAACATTACCAGTTCGGTATCCACATCGTTCCGGCAGATGTCATGTCCTTCAGCCCGGCAGGCATCGCACATATCAGCACATTCCTTTTCGAATTTCGTCTTTTCCATTATTGTTATTGTTTTCATTGTTGTCATCTTCTTCATATTCCAATACCAGCATTGCCAACAGCCCCATCAAAGCAAACGCCCTTTTTACAGGTTCGTCTTCGATGATCACAGCCAGGACACCTAACAAGATCACTACCTTGTGTAACAGGTTAAAGATTCTTCTCATATCTCCTCCTTCCGTCTTATGGCCTTCAGCTGTTTCAGTGTGGCCTTCAGTTCCTCCAGGTTCTGGCTTGACACCGGCTTCCTGCATCCTCCGTGGCTCTTCAGAAAGGAGCTGATCTTTGCCTTGTTCATCTCAACCTCCACGGGATTGTCGCTGCGGTAGCTCCTGTTGAGAAAACCGATGTCCATTGACACGGCGTAAATGGCCTTGACCAGCGCCAGCTTCTCCCGTCTTTCCGGATCCTTTCTCCCGTCGGGATCGAGCAGCGTCCCGATCAGCCTTGCGGCCTCGCTTTTGCACAACTCCGCGGACGTCGTTGTCCGTCCGCCGCTGAACTGCCGGACAAGATGCCTGTATTCATCCTCGTCCAGTCCGAACTGCCGTCTGAGGCGGTGTATGCACCGCTTCTGGGCATTTGTCGCGGGTAATTCAATTGTCTTGTTCATTGCTATTGCTGTTAAATGGTTCGTCACTGTTCCTGAGCCAGCATCTCTCATAGCCCTCCTTCCAGACCACATAGAATCCTTTCGGACCGGGAACACCACGGCTCATGTACCGGGCGCAGAACCCGTTCACCTCTATGCGGGAGAAGCAGTCCCTCTTGACTCTGTAGGCCACCGTTCCCTGCACCTCCTTCCCCTCCACATGGGAGATGTATACGAATATCTTCTTCCTGTATTTCTTCCTGAGCTCGACCAGCTGTTTGGCGGTGACGTCCATCTCGCCTTCAAGACTCTGCAGGGAGTCAATGATGACCACGTCCGGGGATCTCTGTTTCCCGAGAAATTCGTCAAACTCATCAAAAGTGGGGACCTCGTCCCAGAACAGCATCCCGCTCCTTGACGAATTCATGAATCCGAGCAGGGAGTCCCTGAAATCGGACTCGACACCCATCTCAAGGGAAATGAACAGCACCTTGTAGCCGATACGGTCAAACTCCCTGGCCAACTGGAAGGTGAAGGAGGTCTTTCCCTGTCCGGACTTGCCGTATACGATCCACGCCCCGGACTTCTGCCTCTTTCCAAAGGCATCCATGAAATCCTTGGAAAAGGGGATGTATTCGTATTTTTTGTTCAATATGTTGTCAAACGACAATGACCTGATCATAAGCCGGCTCCTCCGTTGCTGATTTCCTGTCTGATTACCACATTGTCTATCATTCCCGAAAGCTCGCGCAGGTCATCGGCGAACAATACCTGACGGGGATCGTCCTCACGCGGCTGCTTCTTGACCTTGGGAAGTTTCCCCCATATCTCTTCCGCCGTCTCCCTGTCCTGCACGCCGTTGGCCATACAGATGGCGATGACATCCTTTTTGGTAGCGCCCAGAAGGGTGATGTAATTGCGGCCGAAACGCCCGTCTATCTCGTCATACCCTTCGATACGTCCCACATACCGCCTGATATTGCGCTCCAGAGTCTCCGTGCCGGCCACCAGGCACCCCATGCGCCCCAGCGTGTCATCATACAGGGGAATAAGCGTGCACATGGCCGAATGCGTGAGCTTGCCGGCATCATCTATCAGCAGGACAGGCTTATAGGAGGACAGGGAATTCATGTGCGCGATGCACAGGTCCAGCAGACTGTCATTATCCATATAGCGCGTCACATTCTCTCCCATGGCCTGTGCCAGTTTGGTAAGGAACTTGCGGCTGCTCCATTTGCGGCACTTGATATATACAACCCCCTTGTCACCGCACAGATTGTACAGGTCAATCAGAGACTGGGTCTTTCCGCTTCCGCTGCGGCTGCTGATACATACCCATTTGCTCTTTCCCCTGGCAACCTCGAACGCCCGCTTCACCTGCCGGTAAGAGGTTACGGTATCAACCACATTGCGGGAATTCTCATAGAAATAAAGGCCTGTGGCGATCCTGACCGCCAGGTTGTCGTCATTCGCGCCGTACTTGCCGGAACGGAACTGGGACATCGCCGCATCGGACACGCCGCAGCGACGGGCCAGTTCTGAAGGTTTTGAACCACGTTCTATCAAATTCTCTATGTACTGTTTCAATGCTTCCTTATCCATAATTATGCTGTTTTTAAAGTGTTATTAAATCATCTTGAAAAATTCATGTCGGCGTCGTCCCATTCGTAATCGTCATCCGCAAGAGGGGACGGAACCCTGAGAGGTCCGGGCGCAATCTCTTCAAAATCCACGTCCTCCACCGTCTGGCCGCGCGCCTCGTACTTGCGGTCCTTGTGCCGTCCCCGGCTGTCGGTGAGCAGGGCGCGGTCCAGCAGGCTGTTGCTCTTGAGAAGCGGGTTCCGCTCCTGCATGGCGGTTATCACCTCGTCCACCTGCTCCTGTCTGGCCACATACCGCCGCTCGAACTGCCGGTTGAACTCGTCCACCTTCCTGCGGTGCTCGAAATGTTCGGGTTTCTGGTCGATCAGGGCCATCGGTGTCTTCATGTCACGCTGCATGAGGAATTTCAGGTCCCCGGTCTCCTTTGCCAGCCGGTGCCCTTTGGTGGATTCGGCATTGACGATGAGCACCTGCGACAGATCGTCTGGATCGTAGTGCACGGACCAGTCCTCGTGGAAATGGTTGCGCAGCTCCATGTCGAAACTCTCGTAATTGATCCTCTCCCCGAAGAGCTCGATCAGCAGCCCTTTGCCGGTGAGCCGGTTGGTGCGCCCCGTCGTGTCGCCCATAAGAAACAGGTACTCCTCGTCACAGAACGGCATCCGGCGTTCTGTGGGGGTGCGTTCCCATGCGGCCATGTACGCCTCCAGCTTCTTGGCCCGCTCCCTTTGCATGATGCCGTGTATCTGCGCCAGCACGCCCTCCTCGTCGGGGATCAGGTGGCGGTTCTTGTTCAGGATCTCTATATTGGGCTGGGAGCCGCGCCTGCTGTTGATGTTCACACCGCTCCAGTTCTTCTCCAGCTGGTAGTACGTCTTGTTCAGATAATTGAAGTACGGCTCGATGATCTTGGCCTTGGCGTTGTGGAGCGCGGCGGGAATGTAGTGCACCGTCATCGCCTCATAAAACGGAACCATTACCCCCTTCTGGTAGTTGTCACTCTGCAGCTGCAACGGTTTGTACCGTGCCCCGAACAGTTCCCGGGCGTGCCTGATGGCGTTGCGCAGCGCCTCGCGTATCAGCGCCGGGCTCTCATGGTCGCCGACGGCGTATCCTATCGGGTACTTGCCGCAGGCGTCCAGCACCACCACGATGGTCTTGCGGTTGTGGTAGGTGGTCTTCTTGTAAGTCCTTGTCTCGCCGTCCACCTTTTTGTCCACCGGCTGCCTCTTCTGGTAGACCAGTTCCACGTCCCATCCGTCCAGTGTCCAGTAGGTCATGGCGGTCTTCGGAGCCTCGCGCTTGTGCTGCATCTCAAGGGAGTTCCTCAGGACAGTGGTTCCGCGCTGGTGCCCCAGGGTGGTGGATTCCATCATCTTCCGGTACCTGTCCACCGTGACAGGGCTCTTGATTTCCGGTTTCCCCAATATGGAGGCTATCTTGTTGTACTGTTCCATTATCTGTGCGTTGTTCAAATTCATGTGCTGGGAAAGCAGCTTGTGCATGATCGCCTCGTCCTCCTCGTCCCTTATCAGGGCGGCGGACGTGTTGCCCTTGTTCTTGTGCACCAAAGCGATGAAGCCTTCCGCCTCATACTGGTCCACCTTACGTTTGAGCGTCTTTCCCGTCGAAGGAAGTTTGTGGGGATAGCGGGTGTTGCCTTTGCTGTCCCGCACCTTCAGCAGGTCGTTCACCATCTCACTCAGCCTGTCCCATACGTTGAAACGGGAGCCGCCACGTCCGAAACCGCATTCCGCATTGCTGTCACGCAGCCGGATGACTGCATCCAGGACACGTGCCTGGAGTGTGTAAAGTGTGACCTTCTCCGGTCTGAGCGGCTTTCCCGCACCGTCCCTGTAGGTGGTGAAGAAGGAGTAGGCGGCCTCGTTGTACCCTACCGCCCTCTCAAGCGGGCTGGTGGCGGCACGTTCGACATCCTCATGGGGATCACCGTAATATTTGATGTATAATTGCTGTATGTATACTTCCAGCGAGTCGAACTCCACCAGAGCGGGAGAATTAGGAATGCTTCTTCTTGCTATGATGATCTGCTTCCGGTTTACCTTGCTGTCGTATGTCCCTCGCGGGAGGAAGCCCTTCTCGGAGCCCACCTTGCGTTTCGGATCATACATGATCAGCTCGTTGGCGTAGATACATACCTTGTCATTATAGATTACAGCCATATCAACCGTTTTATTGTTTAACCTTGTGCGGTTTCCGGCGTCGGACCGGAAACGAGGGCCGCCTTCCGGCTCCCTGACCGCGTGTCTTATTTTTCCTCCCTGTAATACCTTTGTCCGATAAGGGAAAGGCAGCATACGACTGCAAGGACCGAGGCGGCAAGGTTCTCGTTGAAGGTGGGGCGGAGATTGTCCGCCAGTCTGAGCACTACCACAAGGCCGATGACAGCGGCTGTTATATGGATAATTTTGAATGTTTTCATTGCTTTCGGTTTTTAATTAAGGGCGCATCCGGATAAAGATAAAGTGTCGAATTTTAAAATTATTGCCGGATTGGACGCGCCCTTCAGGGGTTATTGTTATTTTTGCTATGTCGAATTTTAAAAATTATTAGTCATGAATGATGAATCTATTGACACCTATCAGGTAACTGTTTCTTGCAGGGCTACTAATGAGGCTGCTATTAAAAGAGTGTTTAAAATATTATCCGGTTTTGGAGAAGCATGGAAGCCCGGTCTTCTGTTTATGACATCCAGCCTTTCGGACAAAAACAGGACTTCTCCATACAAACTAGGGGAGATAGCCTTCTTCCTGGATAATAACCCTCTACTGATCCATACTTTTACGCTGGCTGTCAACATTGTCAGTCAATATATCCAGTCTTCTGTTTCGGAATGTGTTCTCGATCTTCACGAGACTGGGGTAGTGAATACATAAGGGTCTTGCAGGACGCGCTCCGTCCACTGTCGGCGTGATAGGGAAAGCCAGACGGGCGATTTCGGCTGAATATACATAAATACTGTTCTCGTCACGGGAACCTTCCTTGGAGGTTTCCGCTGCCAGTTTGTGCGCCAGCTCCTCTATCTGTATCGCAATCTTGTGCACTTCGTCAAATTGAATATCAAATTTCATGGTGTGTTAATTTTGAACTGGTTTATTTTTCGATTTCCTTGACCAGACGCTTCGCTCCGGCTATGTCCCATATCTTGTCGACCATCTCCGCGACCTTCATGTCGGTTGTTGGTCCTATCTTCACCATCACCGCCCCTTCGGCGTCCTGGTCCTTGGGAATGATGATCGGGCAGAGCATCCCGTATTCACGCCAGATCGTTATCACGATCCTCAGGTATTCAAGGTTGATACCCATCGTATAAGTAATCATCCCTGTTCCTCCCATTCTATCAGCAGTTGCCTGTACACCGGAACAGGTTCGGGATATATGATGCCTTTGTTCTTGTGGGAGATAGCCAGCTTCGTCAGTCTGTCGGCTATACGGCGGCTCATTGTGTTGCCGGAATACACCTTGCATACATGGGAGTAGGTGACTTTCATGTTGACGGCGACCGTTTTCAGGTCATTCCGATTGAGATAACGGCACACAGCCTGTTTCCATTCGATGAAGTCCGGACGGAACTTGGGTGCGGGAAGCGTCGGACGCTGTGTCGGACGAACGGTGTAGCCGCCGGTGCGGCGGATGGAAGGGAGAACCTCGTTAGTTACCCATCTTTTGAATGCTTTAGCCGTCGGCAGCTTGGATCCGAAAATAAGGGCGTACATGCCGCTTTCATTGATAACTGTCGTAGTTTGCATAAATCCCTGATTATCAGGGATAGGGTGTTTTACCCTATCCTCATTATCAACGTGTTGCGTAATTGCTGATACAGGGTCATTATAACCTAACGAAAGTGCAATATCCCTGCCTACAAACCACGGGCTTTCGTCGATCATTAGCATTCTGATGTTGGCATTGATATCCTCATCGGAGAAGAATTGCAGACCTATTGTCTGCTGGTTGTTGTTCAGTGTTTCCATTCTGATTAAGTTATTATAAGGTTACTGCATTTTGATAAGGATTTTCTGTTTCTTCAAACAGTTTTCCACCATGATTTAAAGCCCATGCGTGTAGATACTAATTGAAAAGTGCGCCAATATTCCAGTTGAAAATTGCGCCACCATAGGATAAGTATAATGACCTTTGTATAATCCAAATGCAAAGGTAAAATGAAGACTATGGTAGAAAGACAATCAATAATACACATGTATAGAGTATGCGGTTATAGCAAACGGCGTATCTCTCGTGAACTTCATGTCAGCCGTCATACCGTTGACAATATTCTTTCAAAGTACGAATCAGCCATCCGCACGGACAATCCAGAAGAGGCTTTGAGTGATTTGCTTACCATCCAGCCCAGGTATGACAGTTCCAGACGCCGTCCTCGCCGGCTCACACAAGAGATTAAGGATAAGATAGGATTTTGCCTGAAGAAGAATGCCGTTAAGATAGCTACCGGACTTCGCAAACAGCGCATGTTGAAAAAGGATATCCACCAGTTTCTGTTATCTCAAGGATACACCATCAGTTACGCCACAGTATGCAGTTATATAAAAAATATAGAGTCATACAAAGAGAAGAAAAAGAGCGAAGCCTTTATCCGGTTGTTCTATGAGCCTGGATGCATTGCCGAGTTTGACTGGGGTGAAGTTCTTCTTTTTATTGACGGCGTCAAAACCAAGTTTTATCTGGCCGTATTCACTTTCGGGCATAGCAATGGCAGATACGCCTATCTTTTCAGGCATCAGAATACGCTTGCCTTCATGGAATCCCACCGTAACTTTTTCAGGGATATACATGGTGTCCCCGCCATGATGGTCTATGACAATATGCGTGTAGCCGTCAAGAGCTTTGTCGGTGGTGATAAGAAACCTACAGAAGCTTTGATGAAGATGTCCGGTTTCTATTGTTTTGAGTACCGTTTCTGTAATGTACGGGCCGGATGGGAGAAAGGACATGTGGAGCGCAGCGTGGAATATGTCAGAAGGAAAGCTTTCTGCCTGACAGACCATTTTGGTGATATACATTCTGCCCAGGAGCATTTAAACCGGGTATGTATGCAGGTCAACAACGAGCAAGGCAGTCTTTCAACAGCGGAGAAAACATCACGTCTGGAAGCTGACCTGTCATCGCTGAAGCCTTTTCCCGGTAATCTGGGCTGTTTTGAGGTCTATGAGTACATTGTGGATAAATGGTCAACTATCAGCATGAAAAATGTTCATTATTCCGTACCTGATTCTCTTGTGGGAGAAAAAGTACATGTCAAGGTTTATAGTGAAAAAATCGTCATCCTGTACGGGAAGGAGAAAGTGGCCTCTCATCAACGCAGTTATTGCGGTGGAGACTGGTGCATCAAGCTGGAGCACTATTTGCGTACACTTTCCCGTAAACCGGGGGCATTGCCCCACTCTGTGGTTTGGCAAAGAGCACCGGAAGAACTGAGAAGGCTGTATGACATCCATTTCAAGGAGGACAACAGGACGTTTGTTCTGTTGCTGGACTATGCCCGAAAAAATGGATTTTCCGGAACGGACATTGTCACGGCATGCAAGGAGCTGACCGGACGTGGTGTCAGAAAGATATCTCCGGACCAGGTAAAGGCCATGCTGCATGGTAGCGTACAGGGAGAGACAGAAGAAACCATGGAACCGCCTGTTCTCCCGGCACAACAGGAGAATATAGAAAGAGAAGCTGTGGATATGCTTGAAGGCATCACGGCGCTCATGACAGGATACAATGAAGTGCATGATATAATACCAACCATTTAAGTTTATAATATATGAAATCAGAAAAAGAAACCATTTATGACTATGCTGCAGAACTGAAGCTTCTGGCCTTTAAAGAGGAACTGGAATGCACCCTTTCATTGGCAGCTGAAGAAAACTGGAACCATCTGCAGTTCTTGACGGAATTGCTTGGAAAGGAAAGCGCCAGGAGAAGGGAGTGTAGAAGAAGATCAAGGATAAGATCTGCGGGATTTCCACAAATGAAGTATCTGCATGAGCTTGTTATGGAAGACATGCCCAAAGAGGCACAGGTAATATTACCTGAATTGGAGACACTGGACTTCATCAGACAGGGAAGAAACCTGGTCCTGTATGGAAATCCGGGAACGGGAAAGACGCATATTGCTACGGCTTTAGGAATAAAGGCCTGCCAACAGGACTTTACCGTATTGTTTACTTCAGTGCCGGTCCTGCTTACCCAGATAAGGGAGGCTAAATCAGCAAAGACACTGAGGACGCTACAATTAAGGTTTGAAAAATACGATCTGGTCATCTGTGATGAGTTCGGATATGTCAGTTGTGACAAGGAAGGAGGAGAACTGCTTTTTAACCACCTGTCGTTAAGAGCCGGAAAAAAGGCTACAATCATTACTACTAATTTGGCTTTTAACAGATGGAATGAAATCATAAAGGACAAGGTGCTTGTGGCGGCAATGGTTGACAGGCTTACACATAAAGCTTATCTGGTTAATATGACCGGACTGTCTTATAGGCTTAAGGAAACACAAAAAATGAGACAAGATAAATGAATATTTTAAACTTATAGTAATTTTGTAACAAGTTATGGATGGAGCTCTTTTCAATTAGAATACAGCGCACTTTTCAATTAGTATCTACAGC